TCAACGGTAACCGTTGAATCAAATAGAGGTTATTTTATTAATACTACATCTAACGCGTGTACAGTGACATTACCCGCTTCTCCCGCTGTTGGTGATCAAGTTATACTTCTTGATTATGCAAGAACATGGGATACTAACGCTGTTACTATAGACTCTAATGGAAGTAATTTTCAAGGCGATCCAGATACTTACACTGTAGATTATGATACCGAAGGTCAAGGGATTAATATCGTTTATGCAGATTCAACAAAAGGTTGGATACCTAATTCTGATATAGCTAATGCTTTAACACCTGTTGAACCAAATGAAGTAGTTATGGCGTTTGGTATGACAGATGCTCAAGTTAATATGTCAAATTTAGTAAGTGCTAGTGGTGTTGTAAAAACTGATACTACTGGAGTTGGAACAGCTAGAAATAGACTAGCTGCTGCTCAATATGGTGGAGATAAAGGTATTTTTGGTTTTGGTTCTTCTGCCGATGCTAGAGTTGGATTATCAAATTTAGTTTCAAGTGTAGGAGTAATTGCATCTGATACATCTGCTGTTGGTACAGCTAGAAGTGGTCTTGCTGGAGTTGAATATGGTACTGGTGGTACAGCAGTATTTGCTTATGGTTACGATACTGGTTATAATGCAAAAAGAAATTTAGTTAATAGCTCTGGAGTAATTGCAAGTGATGCTGCGGTTGCTGGGGGTACTGGAAGAAATGGTACACAAGGTGCTAGATATGGTACAGGTTTAGGTATTATTGCTTATGGTGATACCGATGGTGGTCAATTAAACGTTAGTAATTTAGTAAATACTTCTGGAGCAGTATCTGCTGATGTATCTGGGGTTGGAACTACAAGTTATGGTAAAGCCTGTGCTGAATATGGAGGAGATAAAGCGTTTTTCGCATTTGGTTTTACTTCTGGAGGTTCTGTACTTAATATAAAGAATTTAGTTTCAAATAGTGGTACAGTAGCAGCTGATGCTACAGGTGTCGGCTCAGCTAGAGGTTTTCCAACTGCTGCAAGTCTTGGTAGTCGTCAAACAGCAATTGTTGCTTACGGAACTACTGGATCAAATGTATCACTATCAAATTTAGTAAATAGTAGTGGAGTAGTAGCAAGTGACACTACTGGTGTAGGTACTGCTAGAAAAGAATTAGGAGCAACGGAGTTTGGATAAATTATGAGCGGAACAATAGGAAGTAATATATTAAGTCATTCAGGAATTATAGCTGAATCAGCAGCGGGACTTAGCTGGAGCGATACAATTGTTACTGGATCAACTGTAACAGTTGAAGCTGGTAAAGGGTATTGGATTAATACAACATCCAATGCTTGTACAATTACATTGCCTAGTTCAGCAGAAGCGGGTGATCAAATTGTTATTGTTGATTATGCTCGAACTTGGGGGACTAATGCAGTTACAATAGATTCTAATGGTTTAAATTTTCAAGGAAATGATGATAGTTATACAGTAGAATATACAACAAATGGTCAATCAGTAAATTTAATTTATTCTGATTCTACTAAAGGTTGGTTGCCTTTAGAAGATGATGTAGTAGCTGATGAGCCTGCTCCACCGCCAACTCAAAAAGGTATCTTTCCTTTTGGGTATAGTTATGTTGTTGCATCAGATTCTAGTGTTTATTATGGTACATCTAACATAGTAAATGAAAATGGAGTTATGCAAGCAGACGTATCAGCAGTTGGAGGTGGTAAAGCACAAGGTGCTGGTGCTACTTATGGTTTTGATAAAGGTATTCATGCTTTTGGTAATAATAGTAGTGGTTACACAAATGTATCTAATTTAATTTCTAATGTAGGTGTGGTTAGCACAGATGTAGATGGAGTTGGGACTGCAAGACTTGAATTAAGTGCAGTTAGTTATGGATCAGGCAATGCTTTATTTGCTTTTGGTAATTCTGGTAGTGTAACAAATTTAAAAAATTTAGTAAATAGTTCTGGTGTGGTTGCTTCAGATTCTACGGGTGTTGGAACAGCTGCTGCATCAAGAGAAGAATGTAGCTATGGTGGACCTGCTGCTGGTACAGCAATTATAACAATGGGTAGTTCTGGTAAAACTAATTTAGTTTCTAACACAGGAGTAATAGCAACTGATACTAATCTTCCTAGTGGTGTAAGTAGCAAATCGCAAGGTGCTGGTTGTACTTTTGGAGATGATAAAGGAATAGTAGGATATGGTTCTCCAATTGGTACTCATGGAGGCGGTTCCAATATTATTTCTAATACTGGTGTTATCGCAGCTGATGTTTCAAGAGTAGGTTTATTTAGAATAAGTATGGCTGCCTGTGGTTATGGTGGAGATAAAGGAATATTTGCTTTTGGTAACTTTGCTGATGATCCTGGTGGTTCTGGTGGTTCTCATGTTGGTCGTTTTGGAACTGCTGTTACAAATTTAGTAAGTAATACTGGTGTAATTGCATCAGATACTACTGGTGCTTCTGGTGTAACTGGTAAACAAACTGAACAAGCTTGTGGATTTGGAAATTAAATTATGAGTGGAATAATAGTAAATAATGTAGCAAGAGCATCGGGAACGATAGCTGCAACACCTGGAGGTCTTGATTGGTCAACAGCTGTAGTTACTGGTTCAACTGTAACGGTTGAAGCAGGTAGAGGTTATTTTATTAATACTAGTTCTAATGCTTGCACTGTAACATTACCAAGTTCAGCAGAAGCTGGAGATCAAATTATTATAGCAGACTATGCTAGATCATGGGCAACTAATGCTGTCACACTAGACTCTAACGGATTAAATTTTCAAGGAAGTCCTGACACGTATACTGTAGAGTATAGCACTGTAGGTCAATCACTTAACATAGTTTATTCAGATTCAACAAAAGGTTGGTTACCAGTTTCAGATGATGCTGTAGCTGATGTACCTCTTGCACCGCCTACACAAAGAGCAATTTTTGCTCTTGGAACAGCTGCTGGTGGTAAAACTGCAGTTTCTAACTTAGTTAATAGTAGTGGAGTAATAGCATCTGATACAGCCGCAGTTGGTTCTGTGAGATCAGGTGGTGGAGGTGCTTCGTATGGTGGGGATAAAGCAATAATTGGATTTGGAGAAGGAGCTTCTGATTGGTCAGCGGTAACAAATTTAGTTAATAATTCTGGTGTAATTGCTAGTGATACTGCGGCAGTAAGTGGAGCAACAGCTAGATATTGTACGGCTTGTAGTTTTGGTGCAGATAGAGCATTATTTGGTTTTGGATATGGTTGGGACGGTTCCGCTAATGTTGATTGGTCTGTAACTAATTTAGTTTCAACATCTGGAGTGGTTTCTAGTAATACTACAGGAGTAGGTACTGCTAGACGTTATCCAGGATCAGTTAGATATGGACCTCTTTCTAATGGTAAAGCTATTGTTTATGGTGGTGCACCAGGAGGAAGTAATACAAATACATCAAATTTAATTTCAGCTGCTGGTGTTGTAGCTTCAGATACTACTGGTGTAGGAACAGCAAGACAATATCCAGTTGGTGTTCCTTTTGGTGGTGATCAAGCAATATTTGCTTATGGCTACACTAGCTCTGTTACTAATGTTGCTAATAAAGTTTCTACCGCAGGAGTAATATCATCAGATATTACAGGAGTTGGTACATCTAGATATGGAGCAAATGGAGCTCCTTATGGTGGTGATAAAGGAGTTATTGCTTATGGAACAACTGGTTCTGTAAGTTCATTAAAAAATTTAGTAAGTAATAGTGGTACAGTTGGAAGTGATGTTACAGGTGTTGGTACTGCTAGAAATGGTGTAGTGGCAGCAGGATATTCCCAAAGTGCATAACCAGTTGATTAAATATAGTAAATAATATAAACAATAACAAAGGAGTAATAACAATATGGCATCAAAATTTAACAGTGAATTTAACTACAGGTATCAAGTAATAGGAGATACGCCTTGGGAAAAAATTAAAACTTTACAAGGTTTTTTAGAAGGTAGAGTTAGAGCAGCTGCACTTGAAGAAGTAAGTTTGTTAAAAAACAAAGCTAAAATTGCTAAACTAAAACATTTACAAAATGGTGGTAATGGTTTAGAGCATGAAATATTAGAACTTAAAGCTGAGATATTAGAATCCAAAAGTCATCAAGAAACTGAAAAAGAAGCTTTTGAACTTAATAAAAAAGAAATTGAAATACTTAAAGGTTTATTAGATGAGCTTTATGTAATTGCAGAACCTACAAGAATACCAGGTTATACTGATGAGGAAATGTGGGAAGCAAATCAAGCAAATGAATTTACTGTAAATATTGGTAGAGAAATACAAGCTGAAATGATTGCTAATGGCAGACCATCACCAGCTAAATTAAAAAATGCTATGAGCAATCCTTATACTTGGAATGCATTAAAAAAAATAGGATTAGTACCTAAAGAAACAAAAATACTTATGGGTAATACTGATCCAAAATTAAAAATAGAACTTAAAGGAGTAGAAGATGAAGTTGTATAGTATAACAGCAGCAGCTTGGGAAGATTTTTATGGTACACCAGATGATCTAGAAGATAGATCTGATTGTACAACTATTGCACAAAAACCAGATTGCAGTGCTTTTTTATTTATATGTAAAGATGCACAAGATGCATTAACTGGTTTAACTTTATTAGACGCAGTGCCATCAGGATATGATTTTACTTATTGTCAAGAATGGGGTTTAACTATTAATGATGCTGTTCTTGCTAGAACAATTTTAGATATAAGAAGAAAATCTTATGGAAGTATCGAGAGTCAATTAGATTTATTATATCATGATATGGATGCAGACAAAGGTGATAAAACAGGAGAATGGTACAAAGCTGTTAAGGCTGTAAAAACTGCTATTCCAAAATAATAAAAGGTTTTTAATATGCTTCAAAAAGTTAAATTTGCACCTGGATTTAATAAACAAGTTACAGACACCGGAGGTGAAAACCAATGGGTTGGCGGTGACAATGTTAGATTTAGATATGGCACACCTGAAAAAATAGGTGGTTGGGCTCAACTAGGTTCTGTTGAATTAACTGGACGTAACACAGCAATTCATCATTTTGTAAATGCTTCGGGTATTAAGTATGCAGCACTAGGAACCAGTAGTATTTTATATGCATATTCTGGTGGTATTTTTTATGACATTCACCCAATCAAATCTACGACAACTTTAACATCAGCTTTTTCTACAACTAATGGATCAGCAACTGTAACTATAACTTTTGCATCAGCACATAATATGAATAAAGGTGATATTATTTTATGTGATAATTTTTCAAGTATTACTAATTCTAATTTTGGATCTGGCGATTTTGATGATACAAAATTTATGATAGCATCAATCCCAACAGATACAACTTTAACTGTAACTATGTCATCTAATGAATCAGGATCAGGTGCAAGCACATCTGGTGGTATTAGAGTAAAACATTATTATCCGGTCGGACCAGCAGTTGAAACAGCAACAACAGGTTGGGGCCTTGGATCATGGGGTGGTGTACAACAAGGACAATTTACATCAACATTATCATCAGGAATAAATGCATCAGTAACATCATTGACTATGGCAAGTTCATCATCATTTCCATCATCAGGTACTGTACAAATTGGTTCTGAGCTAATTACATATACAGGAAATAGTGGCGGAACATTATCTGGGTTAACAAGAGGAGCATCAGGTACAACAGCAGCGATACACTCATCAGGTGCAACAGTTACAGATGCAGCAAACTTTTTTGCATGGAATGCTGCAGCGTCAGGAGATATTGTAACAGCACCAGGCTTATGGTCATTAGATAATTTTGGTAATACACTTATTGCAACAATTGCAGGCGGTGAAACATTTGAATGGGATTCTGATCCAACAGGAGCAAACAACACAAGAGCAACAATACTTGCAAATGCACCAACAGCATCATCATTTAGTATGGTATCAACACCCGATAGACACTTAATATTTTTTGGAACAGAAACAACAGTAGGCACATCTAGCACAAGAGACGAAATGTTTATAAGATTTTCTGATCAAGAAAATATTAATACAACGTCATCATATACACCATCAGCTACTAACACAGCAGGTACACAAAGACTTGCAGATGGATCAAAAATTATGGGAGCGATACGTGGTCGTGATGCAATTTATGTTTGGACTGATACTGCATTATTTATTATGAGATTTGTAGGAAGTCCTTTTACTTTTTCATTTCAACAAGTTGGTACTAACTGTGGATTAATTGGTAAAAATGCAGCTGTCGAAGTTGATGGTTCTGCATACTGGATGTCAGAAAATGGTTTCTTTAGATATACAGGTAAACTAGAATCATTGCCATGTTTAGTAGAAGATTTTGTTTATGATGATATTAATACAATTCCTAAACAACACGTTAATGCAGGTCTTAATAACTTGTTTGGTGAAGTAATGTGGTTTTATCCTAGTTCTTCATCATCAACTGTTAATAGAATGGTTTGTTATAATTATTTAGATTCAACTTCAGACAGACCGGTTTGGACTACAGGAACACTTGCTAGAACTGCGTGGCAAGATTCTGCTGTATTTGGTAAACCTCACGCATCGGAATATGATACAAGTTCAAATGGCACATCAGGTTCTTCAACTTTTGTTCAAGGGAATTTAGATGGTGTTAGTTATTATTATGAACATGAAAAAGGATTAGATCAAATAAGAGAAGGTTCAACTTCATCTATCACCGCAAATATTGAGTCTGGAGATTTTGATATTGGAGCAGAAGGTTTAAATGGTGATGGTGAGTTTATTATGAAAATAAGAAGAGTGTTACCAGATTTTTTAGCTCAAACAGGAGACACTAGAGTTACATTAAACTTAAGAGATTTTCCAAATGATTCAGAAGTTAGTTCTTCGTTGGGTCCTTTTACAATAACATCTAGTACACAAAAAATAGATACACGAGCACGTGCCAGATCAATATCATTAAAAATAGATAACACAAGCACAAGTCAATTTTGGAAAGTAGGAACTTTTAGAATTGACTATCAACCAGACGGGAGAAGATAATGGCTAGAATTGTACAATCACTTACACAACCTTTAGAAGAATATGATCAACAAATACAACAATCATTTGTAAGAGATGTTGATAGTATAGTACAAAAATTAAA